AGACGGTGTATGCGTTCTTCGAGGGTATGGCCGAGAACTTCCCGGTGATGTTCCAGTGGCGCGACGGTATCCGGGCCAAGGGTGAAGCTGGAGAGCTTCTCGATAACGGTTTCGGTCGGATGATGCGCTGTGATCCCTACCGGGCATACACCCAGGCTCCGGCCCTCATGGGTCAGGGCACGGCGAGGGACCTTCTGTGTGAAGCGCTTCTCCGTCTGCCCGAGCACTTCCGGCCGTACATCCGAGCCATGATCCATGACGAGATCCTGGTGTCCGTGCCGGAAGAGCTGGCCAAGGAACTAGGACAAGAGTTGGTCGATGCGTTCACCTCGGAGTGGCGTGGTGTACCGATCTTGTGCGACATCTCGAAGCCGGGAAAGAACTGGGGAGAAGTGTCCGCCAAGTAAGTAACTATCTAGTAGGGTGGTCTCATGGAATCGCTCAACACCAACACTCGGGTTGTGGGATCAAGAGTGCCTACCCGGGAAGGCATGGGCAACCGGGTCGGGCGTAAGCCGGCCAAGTTCACCGACAGGGAATCCGTCGAAAGCTGGAGGGATCAAGCTTCATGTCTGGGATACGACTCCGAACTCTGGTTTTCCGATTCACCGAGCGAACGGGTCATGGCCGCGCGTATTTGCGTCGATTGTCCGGTTCGTCAAGCTTGCTACGGGTGGGCACTCAACGCCCGGCCACCGTTCGGGATCTGGGCAGCGATAGATTTCGCGACCCGTCCATGGATCATCAAGTGATCCAGCCCGATGCACCCTCGACCTTCACCCGAACGGCGTGGTTCGTCTCGTTCGGTCCGAAATGGCGCCAGCTCTCCCACCCGATTCCGCTGCCGGAGGCTCGCCGCTGTCACCCGGACGGCCTGGTCTGTCTCCTGGTCACCGGTGGCCGTGAGGTGGCAGCCAACGCGGCACGAGAGCTGTTCGACCTGAACTGGAACGCACTTCACACCACGGCGGAGGCCGCTGCCCTCCACCCGCTGTTGGGCACCCTGGCCACGTATGACGGAGATAACCAGTGCTGGTTGGGTCGTGGCTTGTGACGAACCGGCAGATTGCAACGCTCCTGTTTGCTACCTCTTCGATGTTGGGTCTCGGCGCGTTGGGGTCGGAACTCATCATCCACTCGGATCGGCTGACCTTCATCATGACCAGCCTTTCGACATCGTTCCTCGGTCTGTCCCTCGGAGTCGCTTACCTGATCTGGAAAGGACACCTGTCGTGACGACGTTCGAGGAAGACGACCTGTTCGACATCGCGGACGGAAAGCCGTTCAATCCGATGTATCCGGGGGAAGAGGGCATCGACCGCGACCAGTGGCAACGTCCCTTGATCAAGCCGGATCCGCGTTGGCCCGGTGGAATCTGGAAGGACGGTCCCCCGATCAGCGGCAGGAAGCCTCGGCCGTACACCCGGTGTACGACTCTGTCAGGTGCGATGGACCAGGGTTACGGTCTGGGCTGGTGGATGCGTCGTCAGGTGGCGTTGTCGATCGCACGCCGGCCGGACCTCCAAGCTCTCCTGTGCACCTTGACCTACGCGGACGGCCGGGAGATTGACGCCATCTGTGAAGAGGCCATGACTCGGGCCAAGGATGACACCGAGAACAAGGACGACCCAGACAACACGCTGATTGCCGCTGCCCGGGGGACGGCCTTCCACCGGTTCTCCACCCCCGGTGGCCCGATTATTGACCCGACGTTCGGCCCGAGGCTGTCTGCCTACGCGCTGTCGGCCGCCATGATGTTCAAGGCATTGGACGATGCTGACCTGGAGATCGTCTCTTCGGAACGATTCGTCGTGGTGGACCACCTGGAGTCAGGTGGTACCTATGATCATCTCCTCCTTGACCGGAGAACCGGTAAGGTCAAGATGGCTGACAAGAAGACCGGCAAGCACTACTGGCCCCAGCACATCACCCAGGTAGACACGTACGCATCGGGCAAGCACTATGACCCGGTGACCGGGAAGCGTTCAGGGCTCCACCCTGACTTCGACCCTACCGAGGGGTTCATACTGTCCACCAACCTGGACACGGGGGGTTGTGAGGTCTACGCCATCGACCTGACCGAGAACTACGCCGAAACCGCCAAGCGGGTCCACACCCTCAACACATCGAAGATGATCAAGAGTCTGGTCTCGCTCCGCAAGTAGAACTCTGGTAGAGTTCTACCCAGTACCACAGAACAACACAGAGCAGAACAACACAGAGCAGAGAAGAGCAGAACAGATGGCCAAAAGTGACGAAGACCTGTTCGACGGTGACGGAGACCTCGGAGACGAGTTCGACAGTGCCAAATCGGCGTGGGTCAAGCCGGACGACTTGCTCAACCGGCTGGTTCTGGTGAAGCCGTACTCCACCGGAGAGCGTGAGTCCACCATCCCCAACTCGGGCGCCAAGACGTACGCCTACATCGTGACGGACACTCACGTCCTGGACGGTGAGGTCACGGACCTGATCACCGAGGTTCCGACCGTGCTGGAAGACTTCCAGTGGGCTGGGGTCAACGTGGTCGGTCAGCTCAAGCCGAAGATCCGTTCCGGCAAGTACCTCTTGGGACGGGTCTCCAAGAAGAAGGCGCAGCGTCGCGGGATGCAGGACGCCTGGATCTTCGAGGAGCCGGAGCCGGAGGACATGGTCACGGCGCGGAAGTACCTCAAGGAGCTGGCAGCCAAGGTCAAGACAGACGACCCGTTCGAGAAGTAGTAGCCTCCAGGTCGGATCCCCATCAACCCCCCATTCGTAGAACAGGGAGACCAGCAATGCCCATCACCGCCGAGACCGTCAACAGCCGGGTCAAGAACCTCCGGGCCGAGGCCACCGCTCACGCTCGGGCACTCCAGACGCACATCAACCGGATCACCAAGGCATCGGGCAACCTCGGTTCCTCGGTGGACGACCTGACCATGTACGTCGGCAACCCCAAGGTGGAGCGCACCGAGGCCGAGGCCGCATACGACGCCAAGCTGTCCGCGCTGTTCTCGGCCGACGGCACGGTGGACCACGACGCGCTCAAGGGCTTCCTGGCGGAGCTGGACGCCGCTGCCGCTGCCGAGGTCACCGCAGAGCCGACGGCGGAGGCCGCCACGGAGACCCCGGAGCCGACGGCCGAGGCCGTCACGGAGCCGGAGGCCACCGGCTCCAGCCGGAAGGGTCGCAACCGGTCCGCCGAGGCCAACGCCTGACCTCACCGGCAAGGAACGACCCGACCCCATGGCCTGGGGTCGGGTCGTTCGTCGTAGAGAGGATATTGACCATGAAGTATCGGATCGTCCGATCGTTCGGACCCAAGGTCAACCCAGCACGTCCGTACCGGGTCGAGACGGAAGAGTGCCTCTCGGAGAAAGAGGCCATGGCTCTGTTGAGGGAGCTTGGCTCGCCGTACAACGGACGGTTGGAGGATGACCGGCCGGCACCACGGAAGACCCCGAGCGCTTGGCTGTGCGTCAACTGTGCGGACAAGCTCTGTCGTCACTCCGGACCCTGTGGAGTCTCCTATGGCTATGACGTTATCCCTACCGTCCGATGCGGTTGCGTCCAGCGGGTAGCGTCATGGTAAAGACCAGCCTCCCCCGGATGTGCAGGGTCAAGACCGATAACGTCCGGTGCACCTACGAGCAGATGCAGGGCAGCAACTTCTATTGCTACTGGCATCGGCTCATGCGGACGTCGATGTCCGACCAGATCCGGGAGTCCGAGAAGAGGTTGTCTCGGGCGGAGGTCCCCCAGAGGGACCGTGTGCCGCTCGCAGAGTGGCCTACCGGGGAGCGTTGGTGTGCAGGGTGCCAGTCGTTCGTTCCGCTCTTCTACACGACCGCCAGCCGATGCAAGGCATGTGCCTCGAAGTCGTCCAGGGACCGTCGGCGCGAAACGGTGTACGGGTTGAAGCCCAAGGATGCCCGGGAGTTGATGGCACTACAGGATGAGAAGTGCGCCATATGTCGCAAGGATCAACGGATCAAGTCTCTTGCTGTGGATCACAACCATACAACCGGAAACGTTCGGGGGTTCCTGTGTCAGAGATGCAACCATGAGTTGCTCGGTGCCGCTTTCGACAGCCTCAACATTCTGTTGGCAGCGTGCATCTATCTGGCAGCGCCACCGGCTGACGGTGAGTGGGTACCGCCGGAGGTTTGCGGCAACGCCATCAAGCGCGCCTTCCTGGCAGCCGTGGAAGACCAAGGCCGGATTCTCGCAGCAGAGCGGCGAGCGACGGAGCTGTCCAAGGGCTAGGGCGGCCCAAAACAGCAACGCTCCCGTAGGTTCGCCACGGGAGCGTTGCTGTCTGGAGCTACGCTCCCGGACCGTTGCGGAAGACCGGAGCCGGGGTGCCCTGGGTGGACAGCGTGGCGTTGTCGTTGCCGGCCAACGAGAGCTGGAGCGCACCGAGGAACGCCATGGCGACCGATGCCCACTCTTCCGCCGTGATCTGACTGTCCGAGAACCCCGAGACGATGGCGTCCATGGTCACGGTGAACAGCGCGATGACGGCCCTGATCGAAGGGTTCTCGACCGTGTTGGACTTGAGCGCGACCGCCAGGCTTCCACCGGCCAGAACGACCAGGCTTGCAGCCTCGGCGCCGGTGATGTGGCCGTCCCGCATGTCGAGGAAGAACGTTCCGACCAGGGCCGAGAGGACAAACACCAACGTCTTGAGGACTGATCGGGTAGAGCTGGTCATGGTGGGGCTCCTGTCCCTTGTGCTGATGATGATGTGCAGTCGTTGCGCGAGCACCACGGGCACCGTACAGAAGACCAACACCCGGATGACCTGGAACCAGACAGGGTCATCATGCCCCAAGACGTCGACAACCACAGCCTTGAGAACAGACAGGCTCAGAGCGGCAGCGAGGGAGCCCATGAAGGCCATGAGATGCCGGCCGACTTCGGAGAGTCTCCAGGCTCCGTCGGTCGTGACCTGGTAGGCAACGACGCATGCCACACCGAGACCGGCCGTGATGAGGATGAGGACATCCCCGATGTATTGGATCATGCGTGGCCGTCCCGTCGCGCTCGGAACGCTCTGTCGAATTGTTCTGCCAGGTGGTTTCTACGGCTGTACTTCCTCAACTCTTCGGCCATCTTTTTGGCCTCGGGCAACTCAGATATTGTCCGCTCCAACGCTCGTTCAGCCGCTGCCTGGTTCCTCTTTACTTCCTCGTGATGTCCTTTCCACGGTGGCCAACGCATCACGTCCCCTTTCCGGTGGAGTTGTCCACCGGGGGAAGTGCCCGGAGAAGTTGCAATTGAAGTTGCGTAGAGGGCAGCGCGAGTACCTGGTATTTCTCTTCCGATGCCTCGTATGCCTTTTCCCATTTCTCACCATTCTCTACAGCTTTCAGGTACAGGGCCATAGGAATCATGCGACCTGTATAGACCAACCGAAAAAAGTAGGCAGCCAAGCTCCACCCACCACCCGCGACAATCCACGGGAGCGCCGGGGCAAGCTCGACCGATGACATGATTTCCTACTTTCCTATTCCGTTGATCAGGACATTCCGGAGCGCCTTTTCCACGTCCGATACCGTGATGACGCCACCAGGTCCGGTTCCCGACAGAGAGCCAATAACGGCCTTCACCACAGCGTCCGGAATGTTCGAGACCTGTTTGCCGACACCGTTGATCAAGACGGTGTTGAGATTCCCTTGGGAATAGGTCCGGGTCAAGAGGGTCTTGACGTTCAGCTCTTGACCGGCCGGAACGTAGTTCATCAGTGCGTTGATGAGGTCATCAGAACTCGGCATGTCATCTCCGATCATGGACAAGATCTTGGCAACCGGGAGATTTCCGGGGTCACCATGATCATTCTGGGGAATGTGCTGGTGGCCAATGATCCCACGGAACGAGTTGTAAGCCGCATCGGTGAGCCTGACCGATGACGCGCCGTACGATGCCGGGTAGGGAAGCCACAGGGGAACCGTGGTCAAGGTCAGATCCCACTCGGTGTGCATCCATCCCAGGAAGTCAGCGACGGCTTGCAGTGCCCAATCCGGAGCGTCCGGCCAGTACAGACCTGGACCACCCTTGGCACACGTGCCGACCAACTCCACCTGGACGGCGCCGTCCGTGTTGGTAGCCGGCCGCCCGGTGGCATGCACGAGGGCACGGCTCGACATGTAGATGGGAAAGTGCTCTCTCCAGCTCACGGTCTTGGTCGCCATGTTGGGGAGAGCGGTCAAGGTCGGTGCCTCGGAACCTCCGTTGTATCCGGGCCAGCCTGACCCTTCGGTGGTGTGCAAAACCACTTTTTCTATGGCGTTCATGGTCACACCCGGATGGGACGTCGCGTAATTCTGCGCCGTGGTGTTGGCGAGCGGATAGAAAGCTAGCATCATCTCTCCACATCACAGAATGTATCGAAGGGGAGCAATCCGGATGGTGTTGTAATCCGCTTTCTGGGTACCGGCCGCCGAATCTCTCATGGACTGCATGGTGAACGTTGACGTTCCGGGCGGGAGTTCGTAGGTGGCCGAGGCTGCATGGTGCTCGGTAGGACTACTTCCGGTCAACGGGATCTCGCCCCAGCCAATCGGTCCACCTCCACCGATGCCGGCCGAGATGGTCACCGCACCGGAGACAGCCGGACAGATCCGGACGGCGTTGGCCGAGGCCGATAGCCATGCTCCGAACGTGACCAAGACCAGGAGGTTGGCGGTCGGGTGACTGTTGACGATGGCTGCGATACAGGACGTGGTCGGGAGGTTGGCGAACGTCGTTGAGGTGATGGTGTTCGTTCCGTTTCCGAAAGCCGTAACGACCGACGGTAGGGAAAAGTCGGTGGCATCGACCTTCGATCCTGCGAACTGTGACACGTGATCCATCCTCTCTTAAACGACGAAACCGATAGGTGTGATCCGTAGCGTTGGGTATTCCCACGTCTGAGTTCCTGCCGCACCGTCTCGATACGCCTGGAGTTCGAACACATAGGGGAGTGGAGAGACGTCCAGAAAAACCGTGTTCATCACGAAATAGCTACCGACGTTGGTTCCGATACCAACGGCAATGAGTTCTCCCCACCCGATCGGACCACCCATCCCGATACCTGGTGACATCCATATGGCTCCAGCTCTCCGGATTGCAGTGGACACCCGGAAGCCGTTCGTACTGGCGAGACCCCATCCACCCCATCCGACTAGGGACAACATTCTCTTGGTCGGATGGGGGTTCAACAGTGCTGCCGTTACCGGGGTTGTCGGAAGTGGATCATAACCGGTGAATGTCGACGTGATGGTGTTGACCCCGTTGCCGTATTCATACACCGGGTCAGGCAGCAGAATATCCGAGGCTTTCAGGGTATGACCTTTTGAAAATGCCATGTCATCCCCTCACAGTCCATAGACAACGGGATCGAAAAGATATATTTTCTCTCCGACTGAATGGGACTTTACCACTCCGTTGACGGACCTGGTAACAGTGAAGGTCTGGGGTGACGTGGTTCCGGCAATCGCTGTCACTGTCATCCGCTCACCATTGATCATGATGTCGTAATCACCATCGGCGTGGGTCCAACGTGGTCCAGCGCTGAAAGCGACAGACAGCGATGTCGACGTGGTATTGATCAAGGTATTCACTGTGGTGTTAAGATTTGAGTAACGAGATTCGAACGACGGGTGGCTGTTCTGAATCGCCGTCCGGTACGGAGTTGCTGGAGCACAAATAAACTTGATGGTGTGTTCGAACTGGGAGAATACCTCCGAGTATCCGAGGATGAGTTGACCGATCGACTCCGGCGGCATCCATGCCGGAGGGCTGGTGACGGTCAGCTTGTCGCCGACGTCCGCCGAGAGAATCTGACGGGTCAAGGCCGAATTTCCCGCGTAGTCAGGGTGTGCCAGGTTTAGAGAGATGACCGGCCACCGGAACTCATTGACCGTGCCCAGGTTCACGCGCCATCCGGCTTGATGTGAGGCTTGGTCATCCGAGTAGACAGACAGGGACAGGGAATCGTCGTACAGCCCCACGCCGAGCGGAGGGGCTTGGGTGGACATCAATGAGGTTGTGTCCTCCACCACGGCAGCCGCTCCGCCGGTACGCGAGACCGTGACCTTATTCCGGGTGTACTGGTCATCGTCCGTAGGCTCGAACTGTGCCAACGATTCGTCCGTGTAGGCCAAGGTGAAGATTGGGTCTTGGTTGCACAAGCTCTCTCGGGTCCGGTACCGGAATGCGTACTTTTCCCTAGCCTCGAAGAGTATTCCGTTATCGACATCTCCGGCCTCACGGAGAAGCTGGAGAAGTCCAATCCTGGTCTGGAAACCGAGATACTCCGCGTCTTCATCATGACCGGACATCAACAGAGACAGGCTGTTGTCGGAGCACAACCTTTCAATACGGGTGTTGGACCGCTCGCCCCGGTAGGCCACCGTCTCAAGGCTCAGATTGAACACCGAGGTTTCTACGTTCTCGACCGTGACCTGTCCGATGTTGGTGTCTCCGAAGTCGACTCCGTCCGGATTGATGTAGACGGAGGTACATGATCCAAGGGTGATGCTTGCGTTGGTGTCCGACTGGAGGAAACCAAAATTTTCTCCGACCGGAAGGATGACTTGCTTGCAATCTACTCCGGTGCCGTTCTTTTTGAACTCCAAGGACCATCGGACGTCTTGACCCAGGATCTGGTCGGTAACGTCGAAGTTGCTACCGGTCATGGACAAGACACCGTATTGATTGTAGGTCTTGAAGTAGAAGATATCTCCGGTGGCGTAGATGAAATCTATCCACCCCAGAGAGTTGTTGGTCTTTATCCTCATCATGACACTGTCAGTAGGGATGCTCGTAGAGTTCAGCCGCATCAAGAAGCGGACCTGAAAATAGTTGGTGTTGGTGTACGGCTTGACAGGGAGGAACACTCGGCCGGTCTTGACCTGGACGGCTCTGGCGCTCGCCACGAAACCGGAGTAGCTGCCGATCCCTGGAGACCCGACGAACCGGCCTCGGGCCGTACCACCGACCACGGCTTCCGGCAGGCTGGCCCCTTGCTGCTCTTCGAGGGGCCAGTATCCGACCAACGCGCTGCCGATGGTGGGGATGGAGTGCCTCAATGCGGAAGGGGTCGGAGCGTTACCCTGACCGAGTCGACGGGTGAAGCCGGAACAGTCCAGCTTGACATACACGTCCCGTCCCGACGTGTCCCACTTGACCGGCCATGCGCTGACATCGCCCCAGAACCGGTAATGCCTGTTGTCGAGTGACGATGAACCAGACTGCAACCAGGTGTTACCCAGTCCGTCCGAGAACGAGATAGCCCCGTTAGCCTGACTGGTGAAGACCGGATTGGCGACCAAGGTTCCGGCGATGCCGTTGTAAACCTGTGCTTCGAAGCACTCAGCAGGGGTAACCGTTGGGTCGAAGTAAACTCCCAGGTTGTTACCGGTATCGTCAATGGATGCGATGAAGGCTTGAATTACTTGATCGAACTGAACCCAGGTACCTGACATGGTGTTGTTGTTGGAGTAGTAAAACGTCGCCGTGTTGCCGGCCGCTCCGTTGTTGACGTCCAAGGTCACTCGGAGAGCCTTGCGTCCGGTGGTGTGACCCGGGATCGGAATGGTAGAGGTGGCAGACTTGCTGACTCCACCCTGTATCCATCGAAGAGTCAAACGTCCATCAGTTTCGATCCATATCATGTAGGCATTGCCCTTGAGTGGACCCATGAACGCCTGGTCAGACGGCCTCCAGGTCATCAAGGAAACATCGGTCCGGATGTCGATGTCTCCAACAATGGAGACTGCCGCCGAGTCGATGGTATAGAACTGGTCAGACCCCTGGAACCGGCCACGGACTTGACCGTTCCGGACAGAAGCCCGAATCTGTGTGTTCTTACCGATCAATCCGAAGTAAGCTCCGTTAGGATTCCTCGGGGAGTATTTTCCCAGTCGGTTGTTCAGAGTCAGGGACATCCGAACCGGATCGGGTTGACCACGGCTCTCGTTGTTCTTACCCCGGGAGTTGATGGCGATGTGGTCTCTTGCGTAGACGTCCGAGGTTATGTCGGTCCACACGTTGTTAACCAAGATCTCAACGGTGATGGGAAGAATGGTTTGAGGGAAGGCCACCGGGTCAGCCCCCGTTTCCGAAGATAGTTTGAACGTTTCCGCCCCGGACACGGACCCATTGCCGGATGGCCTCTACCATGAAGACCTCGAACGAACTCGATCCTCCGGCCGTCACCTCAAGAACCACGCTAAGGTTCCCGCCACCTCCGCCGCTCATCATCCGTTCGGAGTCTGGGTTGCTGTGGACCTGGGTACCGGGTGGAAGATCGGCCAGCTCCGGGCCGTGCTCTCCGACCCAGACCCGACCACGCCGAGGGCCACCACCGTGAGCCATGCCCACGAAACCGCCCGATGCGAAACCTCCGCTCACGATGCCGCCGGTAGCCCTGGACTCACGTACGTTGGCGTTGGAGGCCAAGACTTGGATAGTCCGGAGCTGTCCTTGAATGGTGACCAGTCGGTCCACCAACTGACCCGTGGCGCTCATAGCCTGGGAAGTATCGGCCTTGACCGTTGTGGTAACAGTCTTGGGAATGGCGAACAACTTGTCAGCAAGGGTCTTGGCTTCACCCGAACTCATGCCCATGGACTTGGCTACGGCGATGAATTGCTTTTCGGCGGTTGCCATGATGCCGTTGGCCTTGGATTGACTTCCTCCGGCATCGGTGATGGCCTTGGACTCGGCGCGTGCTGCCTCGGCAATAGCGTCCAGAGCGGCTTGGTTCGCCCGACCCTTCTCCGTGTGCACGTCCAAGGTCTTGCCGTTGGTCTTGAGGGCCTCCGTGGCTGCATCGTAGGAGGCTTCGAGGTTCCGGAGAGCGCCGCGCTCGCCCAACAGCGCGTTGGTCGCCGCATCAATGGCCTTGGTCTGATCGGCTACCGATGCGGTATTCGCCTTGGCTGCCGTGGTGGCCTGGTCAGTCTGGAGCGCAACTCCGGCCAGTGCGTCCGAATACTGGGGAAAGAGTTTCTTGACGTCGTCAATGGACATGCCCTGTGCCTTGGCCTGTTCAGCCAAGGCAGCGAAATCCGTTGCCGCCTGCTTGGCGTTACCGGAAGAGACCATGGCAGCCATGGACTGGTCCAGCTCTTGGATTCGAGTAGTCGAGTTTTTGATGGTGGGTCCGATGTCGTCAAGGCCCAACAGTCCGGTAAATCCCTCCAGGAACCTGTCAACCGAGTTGGTAGCCCCTTGGAGTCCGTTTTGATCAAGGTTCCGGAAGTCAATCTCTAGGTTGTCCGTGATCTCGGAGGTGGTCTTACCAGTCTTGGCGTATTCGTTCAGGGCCGTGGTCACGGTGTTGATGCCCTCGGACGTCCGACCCAACGACGCACCGACCACGGCGATAGCGGCGAGCGCTGCCCCGACGATACCCATCGTCTTGGCAGCTCCGGCCATGGTGGCGTTGGAGATCCCGGCAGCCTCGGTCAACTCCATGAAGGCAGCCTTGGCAGCCATCACCTTGCCACCGACCAGGGCAACGGCTCCGGCCAGTGCTCCAGCAATCAGAACGGTCTGTTGCATGCCGGCCGGCATCGAACCGAAAGCCTTAGCCAGATCTCCGGCCAGTCCGGCAGCCTTGGCCATGACCGGCATGAGCGCCGTACCCAGGGTGGCCTTGGCGTTCTCGAACTCGGCCGATGCGATGCGCTGCGAGTTGGCCAGACCGTCCGATGTGTTCTGGAAATCGCCTTGCGTCTGACTGGTCTGTTTCATGATCAGATTGAGCCGTGCCGTTGCCAGCTCTTGTGCCGTGAGTGTCGATGCCGTCCGCTTACCGGTTTCGGAGAGTGCCTCCGCTTCCACCTTGGCAGCGGAGAGACCAACGCCGAACTTCTCCAGGGGGTCAGACTCTCCACGGAGTCCAGCTTGAATAGCATCCATGGCCTCGGGCACGGACGTGTTGAAGACCGATGCCATGTCGGAGGCACGCTTGGTCAGATCAATAGTCCACTTGGCAGTTTCCTGCATCGACATGCCGGTGTTTTTGAGCATGGCGCCGAGCGGAGTAGCAAGGTCGTTGAAGGCTTGCTGTGACAGGCCGAACGAGGCCGCGTTGGTCCTACCCCATTCAATGACTTGCTTGGCAGAACTACCGAACGTCAGGTTAACCGCGTTCAATGACTCGTTCAGGTCGGAGGCAGACTTGATGGAATCTCCGACGAACGAACGAACCTTGTTCCCCAAGTCCTGGACCGTGTTCGAGGTAAGAACGTTACCGAACCCCGTTGCCACCGTTTTGAGCTGGGTCTTGAGACCCTCGAAGTTCCGTTGTACCGACTCAACGGCGGGCTTGGTCTGGTCGGTGGCCTTGACGGTGATGCCAACGGTGTTCTGACTCACGGCGTCACCTCTTCCGCATGAAGAACGCTACGGCGAACACGACCAAGAAGAGCACAGCAAGCCCCGGAGCAACGGCAGTGAGACCACCACCAACGGCGATGATCAAGAATGCTAGTAACACTGCCTGCCAAGGCTTCACCATGCACCCTTACTACTCGACTAGCGTTGACTCCGCCATGATGGGAGAAACTTCGAGCGTTCCTATCAGTTCCTCATCCTGTCGGGACTCCACAGCGTCCGAGATCTCTTTCTGTAGAGTCGAGCCTCCGCCGGAGACCGAGGCCAACCATCCGATGATCACATCGAACATGAAATCATCGTCTTGGGAAGAGATACCCTTGACCGTCGGCTCTACCGGCTGACCCTGGTTGGTCAGGTTCCAAGAGATCAGCGCCTTGGCGAACTCTTCGAACAGCTCCCCCAGGATCTCGGCATCCTTGAGTGTGATGTCCGGTCCGTCCGACAGCCCCATGACCTTGGCTGCCAGCTCCAGGTGCACCCGGCCGGCACGGTGCATGACCACGACCAGCCCGGACAGCTCACCGGTGTATTGGATCGTCACCACGCGCCGTGCCGGAGCTTCGAAGGTTCCTTCCGTCATGGCCTATGCCCAGGTCGGGACGGCGCCGTCCGCCAGCACACCGGGGACGGCAAACGTGAACTCACCCGAGGCCGATCGGGACAGCGGGTAGTCCGTGAAAAGGCACTCGTTCGCCAAGGTGACGCCCGAAACGGTCAAGGTCACCGTACGGTTGACCGAGGTGGACGGAACCGTCTTGAAGACGTCGTGAGCGGCGTTGGTGGCCGGGTCGAACACACCGGACAGGGTCACCGAGAAATCGGCCAGCAACAGGAGACGCTCTATCGCGCTCTTGTCAATGCCGGTGATGTCCTGGACACCCCGGGGAGTGGCGAACTGGAGCGATGTGAAGTCGTTCCGGATGGCTCGTGCAGTACCTCCGGCGTCATCGACGCTCGCAACGGTCCAGCCGAGACCTGAACTCTTGGCCATGGGTCATCCCTTCTTGATCTGGTCTGCAAGCTGGTCTTGGTGAGAACCGAAGTCGTCCACCCAGTCAGCCGGCGTTGCGTGATACCTGGTCGGACCGGTCCGTCCGCGCCAGTCTCCCGGAGTCACCGTGTAGGTCTCCGGACGAGTCTGATGGTTGGAGAAGCACCGCTGCCCGGATTCGAACCGGAACACCGTAATGGCTCCGTCCCTCAACTCCTTGAAGGTTCGACCGGATCTCTTCCGGATGTAGTCGGCTTGCCGACGTCCGAGGTCTGTTGATTCATCGACCTTGGTTTCCCACCCGTAGAGATAGGCAGTACAGACCACCTCGGAGCAGGCTGCCCGGATCATGGTGTCCGCCGGACTGTCGATCTGGTAGGTCTGGTATGCCTCCACCGGCAAGTTGGGCTGAATCCGGAAGGGCTCCACAGGGCCGAACATCAGAAGGTCACCGCCGCTTCATTCCGGACGAACATCACATAGAACGTCACGGAGCTGAATGTACCGGTAGTGATCGCCCGGACGTAGCGGCGAACCGTATCGGTCGATCCTCCCTGGAGTCTCTGGAAAGTCGGCGCAGTGGCAGCGGTGAAGGCTCCACCGGTCAAACTGGCGAACGTGACGTTGTCAGCCGAGTCCTGAACGGTCACGGTGGCCGAGGTCCCGGTGAACGCCGTGACGTGTAGGTACGCCTGCCACCCGAACAAGGTGGAGACCGTGACCAAGTCCAGGCCGGTCCCGTTGGTGGCAACGGTGTCCGTCTTGAGTCCGGCAGTGAGCTGGACTCCCCATTCCAGACCGAAGCTGTTCGCCAACGAGTTGACGTCGAAGGTGAAGTGGCCCGCCGCCGACCGGTTACCGGGGTAGTCGATCTGTTTGGCGACCATGCCGGCCGCCGGGTTGCCGATGGCCGTTCCGTGAGCGTAGGAGACCCCTACGTCGGTTCTGGGGAGCGCTGCCAGTACCGGGTGCGCCGAGGTGGGGTTGAAGAACGATGACCACTCGATCTTTCCGTCTCGCGCTCCGCCGATCCGCTCGTGCGCGGACTTGTCGATCCCTGTCACGTCAATGGGCTTCATACCACCGGTGACGGATTTGACGGAGCCGGTATCGCCCGACAGGTCGAATCCACCGACGAACAGTCGGTCACCGAGACCAGTCTGTTTTGCCATGATCACATCACCTGGTCATAGACGTCATTGACAACGAGAGGGACGGTAATGTCCATGATCCGCATGAGCTTCCCATCCTGGTTCAGATACCCCGATTGGCCGGACAGGGGGACACCCGTTGCCCCCAACAGATCGACGTTCCGGACAGCTCCGCCAAGGTCGAAGTCTCCGGACATCACGTTGAACATCTCGGATGTAGCGTCCAACAGTGCCGGGTCGATCTCATCCGGATTTTCCATGAGCATCGGGGTATACAGACGCATCATGAATCGGATGACCATGGTTGTCTGGGCAAGGCCCGAATCGGCCGGAGCTGGTCCGAACCACGTCAACCAGATGGCCATGGTGATTCCGCTACCGGGTGCCGACTTGGGCTCGCTCATGTTGACCCGAGCAAACTTGCCCGATGCGAGAGCCTTGGACTGGAGCTGGTCCAGGATGCCCTTGATGTCAACGGTCATCCGGAACCACCTAGCTCCTTGGCCAACCGGGCCAAGACATCATTGGCCAGTCTCTCGGCAGCCTTGGCCGTGTTCTGGTATGCCTTGCGGAACGATGCGTAGCCCTTGAATCGGGTGGTCCGGTTCCTGGAGCCGGTACCCTCCAGCCACGGACCGTAGACAACCCCCCGGTCGTTAATGGAACGTTCGTAGAGGGCCGGGGTTGCCAAGTTGATCTGAGTTTCGTAGTACGGAGTGGGGTGCTTGATAGAGCCGTCCAGGTTGTG